ACAGGTTGATATTTTTTATCGTAGTGGCAAACCCATATTCAACATTACGCCAGATACTATGTTCTTACGTAGCCACAATAACCCTGCCGAATATAGAGATAAACGGAATTGGGAATGATAACAAAAAATATGTATATTCAAATATTACATACATATTTTAGTGTATTCTAACTACTGTGTGCATTTACTTATCTGCATCGGCATTTTTTAAGATTATTTTCGACTTCTTCATTTTACGGACTTTGGGCTTTGGTGCAGATGGTTTGTCTTCTGCATTGTCGTCACCTAATATTTCACTCACAATTTGTTCTGTCTCCAAATCTGATTTTAATATAATGTCGGCCATTTTCTTGGCATCTACACTACGAACCTTTTTAAATACGAAATATCTGTTCATAAATGAAATGCGTCTTTCTTCCGGAGACATATATAATGCGGTACCATAATCATGTTTGCGTTTGGAGTTTTGTTTGATTTCCTGTTCCATATTTGCATATAACTCGGAAAACAATCCACTACCGTCTGGTAAATTCATGGATACTGCCTCTTCCTTTGTTATTAATATAAATCCATAGTCTTCCATGATCCTTGTAAAATACTGGAAATTTACTAGGTATTCTCTGAACGTTTTATTTATACTTTCCTGATATACATTAATTGCATATCCTAAGCTCATTTCTTCTGCGGGGAAACCGGTCTGGTCATACATCTTTGATATTTCGTATATTTTGCGTTCATTTTTCATGATGGTCATACTCTCACCGTTTGCCTTGTCTTGTAATAAATTAAAGACAGTTTGTCCATCATAACATGTGCCTATGAAATGTCCATTTATCTTTGTACATTCTGCTACATTGCGTATAAATTGATGGAACGTTGTTTTGTTTTCAAAGAAGTAATGCATAGCAAACTGACAAGAACTTACATTAAATCCGGATTCCGCTATTCCATATTGATTATAAACACCTTTGCCCAACAAGGTTACATCCTTTGGTCCATTTCCAAATACAGCCTTCGCAATCTCCTTGTCCTTTTCAGTGTTTAATGCCTGACCAGATCGAATGTTGGTTCCACTATCCCCAGTTACATACAATACCTTGGGCATATTTTTATTTCTTTTACATGCTTTCAAATAACGGGCACACGCACCATCCATCTGATTGTAAATATTATCCTTCGATACATCTATACCAAACACAAACTTTAAATTCGCCATTCGCCATTTTGACATATCACCCGCTTTCCCTACTGCATAGTCGATCAATGTATCCCCGCGATTAGATACACCTACTATTAAATTTTTCTTCACAAACAAATTATGGAAGTCTCGTAATCCCTGTGTACTCGTTTCATCATCAGAACGATTGTAGTACACTTCGTCATTTCGTTCATTTAATGGAATGTTATTACCAGTCGATAATACCTCGTCCGTAATAGGATAATGTATCGAACGCCAATTACTATTAGCCACATGATATGCATTACCATATTCGGGTTTACCTGCACGTAATTTCGCAATCTTGTCATATCGAACTCTTAATGGTACCCACTTCCATCCATCCTTGTTATTCTTTTCGTACTTAAACTCTACAATCATGTCATCTTCAAAATATTCGCCCTCTTCTGTGAACATATGTTGAGCATTGCCAGTACCTTTCAGTAATATGTTACAAATATGAGCAGTTGGATCATACGGATTGGTTGGTTGAAATGGGACTGGTTTGTATGTATCTACATTATCAATATCATCCGGATTAGGCAAATTGTCGTTTAATATCTCTTGACAAGGATTTAAGAACCCATGTTTCTTTTCATCGAAACCACACCTTAAAACAATTGTCTTATACTGAACTACTTCGTTACCTGTTGTTAAATTGCGTCCTTCTTGGAATACGTTATGGACCTCTTCGCGTCCAGTTTTATCGCGCTTTACTGAAACTAAGAAATCAATCGTATTGAATTCCGGCGGTTTCCACTTAAATGAATGTTCCCATGTAATTTTTTTCAATGGTCCAACGCCCGTTTCTACACTTCCTCCGACAGGATATTTTGCGGGAGTAAAGATGAGGCCATCCGTATTGTATTCAAACAAACCATCTTGAATATCAGACAGTTTCTTCGAACATGCTGCAAATATTGTCCCGTAATCGCTATCAGAATAAAACGTCTTGGATTTTATTACAATATTCGATGATTTGGATGTATTCGTGTCAGATATCTCCAATATGGATTGAGGTTTTAACAGTTCTAATGCTTCTGCCATAAGTTCCAACCTATACTTGGACCCGGCTGCTTCCCCTTCCTCTAAGTCGTCAGCATCTTCATTTTCTTGATTAGTTTTGATAAACGGAAGTTCCCTCACCGTTTTCTTATTGATATAGTAAATATCAAAAGCCGCATATACATTGATTGCATTTCCATTTTTGTCGCCATTAATATGTTCACCGTCGAATAAACTATTAAATAACGTTTTTTCTGAGGTTTTTGATCCAGTAAATATAACATTCATATTTGTATCAATCATATATATCTTACCTTCATCCGATACATACAACAACATACGTTCGCCATCTGCTTTTTCAGTAACAGTGTAATCTTTTCTTACATTGGCAATCATTGTATCTTCGGTCGGCTCAATTATGTTTTCTACTTGCAATGTCATAGATCCAGGACCAACGAAATCCTTGTAGGTAACACGACGGTTTACGTATTTTTCGCCATATAATAATGACAAATACCGCTGTAATACATTTTCGCGTTCTAGATACGATATCGGATAATTAGTTCCCTGCAATCCACTAAGTATAATGCGAATACATTTGCGAAGCGATACCATTACATTTTTTACCGTATTAAATTCAGTTCCTGGTCCAACCCTTGAATTATCAATTTCTAATTCGATCTCATACGTCTCAGGATTGTTAAACAGATTGGCTTCTTGAATTGTGTATGTGGGAACATGAACACCCTTCACTGTTTTTGCTGACTTCACAATACTAATATCAACGAATATTGGATGATCGGGATGTGTAAATCGAACACGGTTCAAGCTACGGAAACGTTTTTTAACGTCGCTCCATTTGGAGATGATATTACGAGCAATATTTGATTGGACATTGTAATCTTGTTCCGTTTGATATGATACGCGAAAATTGTAGTCTTCCATATCAACCTTATTTATATATTCGCCATTTGGACGCTTCGCGCTCATCTTTTGTGTGAACTTCAATTTATTTAATAATGTTGATGGCATGTCAATGACCTTTTGGAGACTATTGGTACGACAATACTCCTGAATTAAATCGGCGCCTACAATTTCTGCACGAATATTCGACATTTTTGTTTGTCCTGTACGATTGTCAGTGTATTCATTCTGTATGCGTAGTATTTGATTTCCGTCAATAAACTCCGGCACGAAACCACATGATTTCACTTGTTTCACAACATTGTCATAGTCAATCTTAGTTATGTAACGCGATAGTCGTGGGTTTGTACCAAAACGAACCTCCAATTCATGTGATTTGCGATCCAAGGATATAGATGGATTATTTTCTAAATAGGATTGCACGATATTTTCAAACTCCTCTTTTTTATTTGCGATATCCTTTGCAGTACGGGATCCACCGCGAATATTTTGCAGCGGTTCCATACTAGTATTACCTTCTGTTTTCGGGTCCATAATATATTATATAGTAAATTCATATATTATTTTATATGAATTCAATTTTGTAGTTGAAGTGAGATATTACCACATTAGTAGTTCTGATACCTCTTTGTATAGTTCAGCCTTCTTGTATTTTCGATTACAATCGTGTATATTTAAGCGTTGTGCTAACGAAACCAACTCATCTGTTTTATAATGCGATATCGCTTTCAGTGGGCGTGATGAACTGTCTAAACATATCAACTCGGTGTTTAAATCTTCCATTTTTTCTTTCGCAATAGGCTCGATGTCTACGCTATATATTCCGTTATCGCCCTTGTATATCATATAAGTCGGATTGTCTCCATCAGGTGCAGATATGAATTTTAACATCCCATTCTTAACTGGATCAATTAAGAAAACGTTTATTTTGTAAAAAATACACATAGTTAACATACAATTTAGGTTCATGGTTTGTTGCAACGACAAGAGCTCCGACAAAGTTACCTTTGCTGCTATCTTTGTCATTTTTATATTCGTTTCGTGGAACTTATGCATATTGTCTTGCATATAGGTCATAATGTCTTTGTTTACTTCTAGTTTTCTTACACCATAATTGCGTGATATTTGTAAATAGTCACTATATCCATGTGCGATTACGTATATACACCAAAATAGCGAGTCTTGGTGGTTCGGGGTAATCGCATCTGCTTTTGATTGGACCGTTTTCACTGGCAGTGGCTCTGCTATTTGTGTGTCTACATTCTCGTCTAACGCCTTGGACGATAGAGTAGTTGTAGGTTTTGCATTTGCACCTCCCTTATACATATGAGGATCTAATTTTTCTAGAATTTGTGACAATGCGGGTGGCGGATTGTCATAAAAAAATATGGGGTTGCATGTTGCAGTCATGAATTTTAACGGCTTACTAGGGTATGATGTATTGTCGAGTTGTCTTTATCTTCTTTTTCTACAAAGAATGACGACTTAAATTCATTCTTCTGGTATTCTGCTGTGGCGAATGTTTCAGATTGGTCATCTACATAATCTATGTATTTCGTCAATTCGTCAAGCAAATCATCTGGTAGAAAGGATAGATTTACAAATACTCCACTCTTATTCTCATTTAACTTACATAGACGTTTTGATAAAATGCGTAGTATCTCGGTTTGATGGTATTTACTCATCACCTCTATCTTAGATTTCAATGTTTCTAGTCGGTCAATATTAGATTGCATACTCGACTTATATACTTGAACAGTTATGACAAAACATTTTTAAGTTGTTTGCTAATATCTATACATTCTTATCCAACACAACTTCTTTGAGAACATTCTTTATGATCTTTTCCTCGAATTTCTTGTCTTCATCCTTGTCATACCCACCCAACGATGCTTTATAATACTTAAAATAATTCTCACAATCTTCGCTGCCTATTTGTTCCACTTCTGGTTTGGAATTGTCATACCATTTTTGCAATTGTTTGTAGTTCTTGTTCGCAACGGTCTTCACTGCTCTACGTAAACTGCTTTTATCCGTATCATCCTTCTCCCATTTTTCATTATCCTTTATGTAAACGGTCTCGCGTTTCAGATCAGTGCAATGCATAGGACGTGTATGTAGTTCCATATCTTTTATGCGCTTTACCATTACTTTGGAAATACCATCTACAAACCCGATGTTGCCTGTATGGATGAAATCCTCCATAGACACTTCAATCGAATTTATAAATTCGTTCATTGTGATTGCATTTTTACATGTCTCGTTTAAGAAAAAATTGAGATTGAATTTATTGTTATTGGTAGTATTGTTATTGTTGTTGCCGACTTTACCAGCCAATTCCATCATCTTATGATTTTGTTCTATAAGCAATTGTTTGAAGTCCTTATTCTCTTTTACAAGGTCGAACATTATGTTTTTATATTCTTGGTTCTGTTTCAATAATTCAGTGACTACGTTTGTATCTGCAATTTTAGATGACGAATTAATGGTTTCCTCTGTGAGTGGTTCGCATTTTTCACTTTCAGTTACATCATTAGCAGGGTCAGGCTTGTGGGTACATGTTTTTTTGTGTTTCCATAAGCCAGAATGGAATTTATATTCATTATTACAATTGTCACATTTATATGTTTTGAACTTTTTGGAACTATTCTCAATGTAATCATGTATTCTTTTATGTTTAGATGTTAATAGATGTCTATCATATTGACTTTTTCGCTTGGTAGTATAGTTACATTCAATACAATTATATTTAATGGAACCTAAATGAACCGTTATTGTATCCATTTTATTCTATATCTATATACATTAGAATACATATTTAGTTCCTAAATGCTTTCGCTTATAATATACTTTTTTATTTACAGTAACAATTTTTTTCGGGAAAAAAACGTTTTTAAAGCATAATGCTAAGAACCCGTTTTTCATAGGTACGTTTTTCAAAACTATTTTGAGGAAATGAAAAATGGACATTTTTAAAATGTCCATTTTGGTTGAGCGATGCCATTTCTTTTTCTGGATATCTATAAGAAAATAATTGGAAAAATGTGTATATTGTATATGATATTGGGACTTATCTGGCATTGTTTTCATGGTTGGCCATCTGTGCAATGACGCATATATATGGATCATTCAATTCAAATCGCACGCCAATTACCTTTGTAGTAATCTTATCATTCTCTTTAATGTTTGCAAAGCGATTATTAGTAAAGTGATGGTCACGTGCAATAAACACAACGACTGGTACATTTCCATCTTCGTCATTCACCTCAGCGTGAACACCCGCTTTGGTAATTGTCTTTACATCGCATTCAACTAGCATTCCTTCCACTGGGTGACAAACCATACATTCGAATACAGTTTGGAATTCAATACTATCCCCGTTTACGGTGCCACTCGAATAACTAATTACTTTTACAGAATTAGGTTTGATAAATCCTTCGGGAATACAACGTCCCTCTGTATTCTTAGAAATCCAACGTTCTAAATTGCGTTTAATATTTTGTCCAACCTCTGTAATAGAGAGGAAGACCTTCATGTTCAATAGCTCCTGAACATATACTCCGTACACCTTAGGGTCTTTTTTAGAAACGCTATTATATTTGTCCATCTTAACTAATATAATACTATATTATCTTTTATGTATTTTACGTAATTTCATATAGAATTCAATTTTTCGCACTTCATTTCTTAACTTCGATAATGCGGTTCAATAACGCTTCTTCTGGGTTGAAAAACCATCGCTGTGATTGGTGGCGAATATCATCATAGTGTCGAAGTAATATCTCCATCATAACACACAATCCATTCTTGAATACTATGTTTTTAAACGTCACCCCATTAATGTCAATGTCCGCATTAATAGTAATTTCAGAATAGGCGTTGCTGCCATGTACATTATTTAATCGTGCGATAATATCACGTTTACCTGCATTCTCACAATAGGCACCCTTGTTGTTTCGTTTGTCGTTCAAATTCTTGGTCTTAAAAACGACCTCATTGTTCTTAAATACACTCATAAACCCTACAATACTATTATAGGATTTGATATTGGAAATGAAGCGCGTGAGTTTGGGTTTAAATTCAGCATACTCGGTACCATCCAACTCGTTCCAAAGACCCGCATCCTGTTTGTCTTGAACATAGATCTTAAACGTTGTATTTGCATTGTCTTCGAATAACAAGAGTATTCCGGTATAAGAACTCGTATGCATTATCTTAGTATCGAAGTAGTCTTTGATAGTTGTTTCAATAGATAATAGTTTTGCTGTATTGTCATTATACAAGTACTGTATTGCGAGTAGTTTATCTGTCAGAGAAAGCGTATCGATGGAATGATGAACGGCATACTTAACAATATCCTCGTCGTTTAAGTTATGAAATTGCTTGATTTTATGGAATACACTGCCTAGGTGTTTATACCAATCGACCTCACCAGTTTCTAATTCTCGGATAGAGTGTGTAGTTTGCATATCAATATCACCCGTTAATTCATCAATCATGATCGCGGATTTCATATTTTCTCTGATAGTTTCTAATACATCGGTATAGGTTCGTGTGTTTTTTATTTCAGTTATTTCTCCGGTTATCTGAGAACCTGTTTTCGGTTTACCCCGAGGTTTTACCGGAAGTTCGAGTTGCAATACGGACGGCTTGTAGTCAACCGGTGCATCACGTTCGAATATGGACGCATATTGGTCTGTAATCTCAATCGGTTGAAATGCGTATATTTCACCACGGTTCGTTAAATAACCTATGCGTCCGTATTTATCAGTTAATTGTTCCGTCTTGTTATTGACAAAACGAGATAGTGCAAAATCAATCTGTTTTTCGTCATAAGAATAGTCTATGTTCTCGTTGGGGTATTGACTATTGACATTTTTAATGAGGTGTCTATTGGGAACATTCAATTTGATGTTGATAGAATTGATCAGCTCATTTCTATGATAAAAAACCTTCTCTTTGAATAACTGTCGGATACGCTTGACGATGGCACTGTAATTAATTCGGGCATATTCCTCATTGTATGTATCTTCAACAATATCAGACGCACCTATTGGTGTATTTGGAGAACATGTGAAACTACAATTATCCATATAATCACATACATCAGTGAACGCTCTATCTCCAATATTATAATCAACCATGGCACCATCTTCGTTGCTTGACAATTTAATTTTGACATTTCTATTCTCAGTTATTTCAAGTAGTTTATCAACGGCAAAGTTCGTCTGCCCGATATTGAGTATACAATCTACTGCAATCTCTTTTAATATCCGAGTAACTATACCGATCTGCTTTGCCTTTTTCTCGGCGAACCGGTATACGTACATATCAGCTGGTTCTTCTTCGTTTTGTGGAAGAGTAGCATGCAAATACAACTCGACATTCCGCTCTTCAAATGGCAAACGACAGTGACTTAGATTTCTTACACCACGACCGATAATCTGTTCTATTCGGTTCATATTATACCATGGTTCCATGATATGGATCTGACGAATATTTTTAAAATCAAGACCCTCGGCTGCTGCCTTGGTAATAAGAATAACCTTTACATTTTCTCCGTATGCATTTTCAGGGTTAGTAATATATTTCAAGTCGTCATAATTGTTTGGAGAGAACCGTTTGTCACCAGTAATCATTACATATCGTGCAGGTGTAAACGTTTTATTATCCTCGGGAACAAATTGTGATTTTGGTTTCATAGTAAGTGAGTCAATATACTCAGATGGAGGTGTTTTGAACAACGAACGTGTATGACCCGCTGACCCATAACGTGAAAACCCCATCTCTTCCAATGCAAGAGCCATGGGGACAACTCCTCCATCGATATATTGTGAATAGACAATAACAATGCCAGTCGATTTTAATATAGAATTACATACAGTAGACATTTTGTTACTATATTTATGTAAGTTGTCTTGGTGAAAGATGCGCCCATGTGTATTCAAAATCTTATCGTTGTATTCATAATCATATCGCATCAACTCACTGGTTTTGTGTTTGGTAACTTTTGCCAGTCCGTTTTTGCCGACCATGTTCTGAATAATGTTCTCCATATTAACGTCGGTTGTCTCTTTGTTCTCGAATATCTGATCGAGTTCACTACTAGGATACACGATATCCAACGATTGTAGTGGTTTTTCGAGATATGTATAACCAAATGTCTCCATGTTCTCGAATGAAGGCATTATTTTTGTTTTTCCAAATTTATCCGTTACTGTCGAACTACGTGATCGGAGATATTCCATGATGTATTTATAACCTTTTTCTTGGTATTCCCCGATGGGTGTTACATGCAATGGGACATGTTTTAATGGCATATCAATCTCTTTTAGGTTCATCTGTATCTTAGGATAGTTCTCGATATTTACCACATTTTCCGGTGAAAATATGTCAGGGTAAATGCGATAAGGGAATGTATAAGGGTTCTCTCCGCGAACATAGGAGATATAGCCAGTTAACTTACGCTTTAAAAGTTCTCTTCCATTCTCGTAAAATTTCCCGCTTTGATCAGTCCTTTCCTCTACAAAATTCCCATTCTTATCAAACACCATGTTTTCCGTTATGGAGCTTCTCTTGTCTACACTATTCAAAATATTCGTTAACCATATGATCTCTTTGTAACTATTGTACATGGGTGTAGCCGATAATAATAACAGACGTATGTTGTCAGCATGTTTACATATTTCCATTAACAAGGAAGCTGTCTTCGTTTTGTCCTTGTTATCATCCGTTGGGCGAATATTATGAACCTCATCAATAATAATAAGGCGATTGTTGAAAAATTTGCGAATTTGCCTTAGTTTCATCTCTTTGCGGTCTTTTGCAGAGTATTGCATGTTGTCGTTGATAAAAACCTTTCGTTGTATGAAATGTGCGATTTCGGTATAACCGACAAAAGAATAGTATTTGTTTATAATACTATTAATCTGACTAATCACTTTTTCACGCGGTATACCGCGCATACTAGTGGGATTAATCTCTTTTATCAATGCATTACCGATGCACGTATTTAAATTCCATAGGTCTCCATCTGCTTCTAATTTCCGCTCATCGAATAGTTGTAAGCGGAAATTGTTTTGTACATTGGGTGAAGCAACAACTAATATTCGCTGGGTTAAACCAATCTGTTTCATAAATCCGCGCATTTCTTCGGCAATGCCGATAGCACTACATGTTTTACCAGTACCTAGGCCGTGATATAACAACATGGCATTGTATGGTGTCTGGAAAGAAAGGAAATTCTTAACAAACATTTGATGTGGCATTAATTCAAAATCGGCCTTGCATAACAATTCTGCATGTGATTTCACATCACGTATTTTTCCGTCATACATCGTATCGTGGAACTCTTTGCGTTTTGCAATTTTAACATTGAAATTGGGGTCATTCAGTTCAGGGTATAGAAAGTCTGAATTAGCATCATCATTGGATGCAAGATGTTCATAGTATTCTTTGTTAAATTGGAATACATTCCCTTCTTTGCTTTCCATATCATTCGGTACAACGCCAATCGAATTTTGTAGCTCCATATCACTAGACGTCATATTTACATCCAAATTGTCATCTATGTCATTTGCGTCTAGTCGTTCTCCATCGTCTTTTATATAAATACTATCTTCGTCAGGTATTGGTTCAACAACTGGTTCAACAACTGGTTCAACAACATCATTAATAATGGGTGTAATAATATCCTCTGTCGATGGTAAGGAAGACGATAACGTTGGCTCAATATTCTCAACTGGTCTATTCTCAATACATATTATTAATTTGACGAGATCGATTTTACGCCTAGCATCGGAAGAGTTTTTTTGACCGGTAGGTTCTCCTTTTAGTTCAGATAGAATATCACGTAGAGCTTGACCAGACATCTTTTGCAATTCATTCATGCGGATCAATTCCTCTTCTGTTGTAGGGACATAATCAACGGAACATCCTAATACAGTTTTATTCGTCGTTTTCTTGGGAATAGCTTCACATAGATTAGAGATAGGGTTTCTTTGTTCGCCTGGTGGACAGCGTTTTTTCAGTGTACGCTTATTGGAAATCGGTTTTATTTTTTCTGTAATCTGAGACATCCTACCTTATTACTTTAAAATATGCGTATATAATTTTACACACATATTTCATTTGTATCAACAAATATTCAAAACCTCATGGATTACAGAAACCGTTTCAATCGGAAACCAGTGAGTGTTTGATTTATTTTTGTTAACATGGATAGTTTTTCTAAATTGTAAGGGCGAATGTCTTCAATACATTGTTCGTATGTCTTCCATTCCATGCGACTAACCTCAGACACTTCGTAATTGTCCATATTTACATGACAATTATTATCCACATAGGTTAAAAAATACTTATGTTTGTAAGATTTATAATTAGAGCCTGTAAATATTTCTTCGTAAGGGATAATATTTTGCACCAAACTAAGTTTAGATGCATGAATACCAGTTTCTTCACTGAATTCTCTTAAAGCACATGCATAATCATTTTCTTGATAATTCCGTCTTCCTTTGGGAAATCCCCATTCCGGGTCATTCCATATACCATATTGATTACTTTCGTCGATTAATTGATTTAGATTATATGGTTCTGATCGATAAAAAATACCATTTTTTAAGGAATTGAATTTTATTTTGGATATATGTTCCTCATGCTTGTATTGGCATGATATTTTACAATCGCCCCATATATCACGCCATAATTCGTCGAATTCTAATGCCCGCAACCGTTCCTTTTCAACAACAGTCATTTGTTTGAGCATGTTTAAAATGTAAAATTTGTTATTAACATAGTATTTACCTCTCATAAAATCAATAAATCCAAGAGTGTCTTTCCTGCGTATCATTAAATATTCAATAAGTTTATTTGTATTGTAGCGAAATGCAATAATGCCTATGCTAGTGATGGGCATTTTACATTGATTATATATATGACCATGTTTTCCACAGTTATTGCAATAATTATCGCCCATGTAACTAATTTAGTTTAACCTAATTGAATAAAGTGACAAATCTTTATATAACTATTTGATAATAGGAAATGATATTTGATCCAACTGTATGGGGTCCACACTACTGGTTTTTTTTACATACCGTAGCGGAATCGTATCCATTGACCCCGAATGAAGTATCGAAGCGCAAATATTACGATCTTATACACAATATGCCGTTATTTATTCCGATATCAGAGATGGGAAATAAATTTAGTGAATTATTAGATAAATATCCAGTAACACCTTATTTAGACAACAGAACATCCTTTGTACGTTGGGTTCATTTTATACATAATAAATTGAATGTGTTATTAGGAAAAGAAGAGATTGGTTTAGCTGATGCACTCGAAAAGTATAGAGCAGAATACAAGCCGAAACCGGTTTATTTACACGAAAAAATACACGTGCGTCGTCAATATATACATATCGCATTAATTCTGGCATGTGTATTTTTGATATACATGTATTATGAATAAAATGAAAAAGTCTCGTGGTAATATAAAGACGCGATGCGAATAGAATTGATAATTATTCTGATAGCGGGATTTATCATTGCAAACATACATACCGACGGTAAATATACGAAACTACTACTTTCCGGTAAGAAATATTACCAGATGGCAGGTGTAGCATTTGGAGCATTGATGTTTTATATACTAATCAAACGAAATCCATTACGTGCACGCGAGATGGTTTCAATGTCAAATGAGTATATTAAATATTTACCGATAGATAAGAATGCATCGAACATCATTTCACCAATATTGGACTTTACCTCAAAACAAAACTTTACGTCTGATGATAGCAATAGTCCTATAATTCAAATGACAAACAACAATCAATACGTATCCGAGAACCGAATATTAAACTCAGGTAAAAAATCCACAAAACGATCGGTAAGTGAAACGAAAAAGAAATTTGTAGCGTCTAGACAGGATTGGAAATGTGCAGATTGTAAAAGCCAACTGAATGCTTGGTTTGAGGTGGATCATACAGTCCGTTTAGAATATGGTGGCAGTAATCATGTAGATAATTTAGTGGCTTTATGTCGTGAGTGTCATGGAAAAAAAACCACCATCGAGAATTTGTAAATTGCAATACAATCGATTATAAAATATACATTATTGTATAATCAAACTAAAATATGCCAAATATAAAGGAAATTGGTTCGAAGGTTATGACCGGTATACAATCCATCCTATATACATTTTTTTACATAATTAGTATAATGTTTATATGGTTAATCGTAAAGCCAGTGACCACCATCTATTCATCTCTAAAAGAATTATTTATTTATGCATATGAAAATCTAGTATCAAATGCAACAAGTGAAAGTTATACCAGTTATGGTGCCATTGCATTGGTAGTAGGAGGCATAATTGGTTTTATGCAGTATGCGACAAAGGACCCGAATGCATCAACCATTGGTATTTATAGATACCTATATCCTATTGCAGGTTTGATAATTGGAGGTTTGTTCTATACATTTATGGGTAACTTATTTGGTGTCAATATGAAATCACTTATTACGGGATTATCTTCTCTCGCACTAATATTTGGAACCGCACTATATTATTACTCGGGAGGAGAAAGCGATACTATAAACAAACTGACGTACATCATGTCTGGACTAGCGGCATTTGGTGTAATTGTCGCATTGGCTATTGTATTCTATTTTTATAGCAACTATTTAAAATCAATGGAAGGATGGAGTGGACTATTTGCTCACCTATTGTTCTACATACCATGTCTAGTTCTAGATTTTATCAATTATATTAAGTCTGAATTAGGTGCAACCACGAATGTTGTATATTACCTGTTTATACTAGAACTGGTGGCAGCGCTGTTGTATATCTATATACCATTAATAATAAGAAAGATTGGCGTCATGGAAGGAACGCCCTTATTAGCAGAAACCGCCTTTTTAGATATTAAAAAGGAATTGGGAAGTGGATATAACCATGCGTTTGTAAATAATGGACATAGCGATGAGGCAACTACAACATTCAAACGTTCATATAGTATATCAATGTGGTTATATCTAAATATGCAACCACCTAATTATGCATCCTATGCAAAGGAAACGGAAATATTTAATTACGGTAATGGATTGCCAAAGATCACTTATATTAATAACATTGACACTGATGGAAATCAAACACCAGACATGCTGAATGTATATTTTACAAATCGCGGAGAAGAAGTGAAACGAAGTTATAAAGTGAATATAAAACCACAGAAATGGAACCAACTCGTTTTTAATTATAATTCTTCGCAAGTAGACCTATTTTTAAACGGACATTTAGAAAAAACGTTCGTATTTGATGAGAATGAGCCGGAATATTCCGCCGGAGATATAATTTCCATTGGTGCAGTGGAAGGACTAGATGGAGCAATTTGTAACATCAAATATCACAACAAACCCCAGTCAAAGGGACAAATAGCAACGTCTTATAATATGTTAATGAAACAGAACCCGCCTGTAAATAATTTGTGATGAATTAATATACAATGAAGCCAGCTACCATAATTCTGTCGGTGTTGATCATATTACTAGTATACGTGTTATATGCATACATTACTGGAACTGTAACACAATTGTCTAGTTCTGCTAGTTTAAAAACCGCCATTACTCCTATTACTAAGGTGGAAGGAGCAAGAAATACCCGTTATGGTTATAATATATGGGTATATGTGAATACCTGGGACAACAATTCTCCCAAAACGTTGTTTAGTCGTCCTAATAACATGAAGGTGTACTTAGATAACACTAGTCCTACACTGAATGTAGATTTAGCAATGAATGAGACGGACGAAAGTGGCATGCCCAAGTTCGATAAGATGATAGTTACCAAGAACTTCCCATTGCAAAAATGGGTATGCATAACATTAAGTGTAGATAATCAGTTTGCCGATGTATATCTAGATGGCAAGTTAGTGAAGTCGCAACGTTTTTACAGAAGTAATGAGGCAGGTGGCGTGTTCCCTGCTATCCCACCAGATGCAACTTCTGCACCAATTTATTTAGGAAATAGTCAAACCCAACCATTTGTGTCATTCGATGCATACACATCTGAATTTAAACGTTGGACTGTACCCGTTGACCCAGAAACTGCATGGAATACCTATTTAGAGGGCAATGGTACGAATGCGATATCTCGTGCATTCTCATCCTATGGCATTGACGTTTCTGTGTTAAAGAACAATGTAGAACAAACAAAGTTCTCTTTTTAAATAAATCGTAATACAATACTATATATTCTACTATATAGTATAGAACACTGATATGAATATTCAACCAAATGCACCACCAATTGCAATATCCGCATCTACTCCTCCCGTTGCCCAGCGTGTCGGGTCTGCATTAGATGGAGTGAAGTCGTCATTGACAACAACATTTGACGAATTCTCAACCCAAGCTAGTGCTGGTGTAGGTGCTACAACCGGATTTTTAACTTCAAACACAATCATTGCGAAATTTGCTTTTATTTTGCTGTTATTGATTGTGTTTTTAATATTGTTTAATTTAGGAATATCAATAATAGGCTATTTTACAGAGCCATCACCGGATCCCTATGTAATCAATGGTTTAATAGACGGAAACCACTCAAAAGTTATACCTCAGGACCCCAAGCAAACAAATGCAGTCCAGATATTTAGATCAAACGATCAGTCGAAGGGTATGGAATTTACCTGGTCTACTTGGCTATACTTAAACGATTTAGGTACGGTTGAAGGTAAATATCAACATGTATTTAGTAAAGGAGATGGTAATATTAATACTACGTCGAACTTATCGAGTGTAAACAATGGACCTGGTCTTTATATCGGTCCTATGAATAACAGTCTTCATGTTATCATGAACTCGGTATCATCAACCGACGACAATACTACCTTAGATATTGACAATGTCCCAATTAAGAAGTGGTTTCATGTGGCATTACGCCTCCAAAACACAGTACTAGATGTTTATGTAAATGGCGTGGTAGTAAATAGATTATTATTAGCAAATACTCCCAAACAGAATTATGGTGATATTCATATTTGCCAGAAAGGAGGATTTATGGGTAAGCTATCCAATCTGAGATATTACAGTCGCGCATTAAATGTATTTGAGATTAACAATGTTGTATCATCTGGGCCAAATTTAAAGGTCGCCGAAGATGTTATGCCATCAGGTGGGTTCAAATACCTTTCCAACCGGTGGTATGCATCCAAATACTAAGTAACCAGTGGTGGTAATGTAAAATATATGTTCGCAAAATATATATATTTTATTTTATTTGATGTCGAATATTGATTTAAACCTCGACACTATATGTAATTTGAGAAAGCGTCAACAATTATTTGCGATGCCCTCGTTCAGAGCAACACCTATATCGCCATATCCAACTTATACGCAACGTCAACTTGATATGCGACGAAAATTCGAGATTTTACAATACCCAAACAATCGTTTAAATACACGAACGAATAATTTGACAAAGAAATCTCTGTTTGCACAAGCGATTACTGGCAAATATCAGAAACAGTCCTATGCGCCTATCCATACAGATACCGTTCGATATACTTACGATCCATTATTTAAATTAGATAGTGTAAATATAGACAGAACCACCGAATTTCCAGTACCAGAATGTCCGACAGATGATCTTATTCAAACGCCGACGTCTTCATCAGATGTACCTGGACCCATCATTAAATTATACAAGGACCCTACTGTCCCTTTATACAACTACGCAAATTCATCTGTTGAGAATTATGCGATAACCGACGTAGATAACCAGGTTTTATGGAAAACAAATACAATCGGAGAAAACACTACATCGTTGAGTACCATTACTGTAATAAACTCTGATCTTGTACTAGAACCAGCAAATGACACAACGATGGCCTCGATTATGATAACTGATAAAATCAATGTAGATAGATATACATATTCACTACAAATACCAATCGGTGTTTACTTTAAAGGTACATATAAAGGAACTACACCCAAAGAGTTTGCTGAATTAAAACTATCAATTTCAAATGTAAACTTAAACCCACAAGTGGTATTTGCGAATAATCCGGTTGAAACAAACCGAATACTTGAATACAGTATAGACAATGGAAATATTAGTGAAATTACCTTTGATGTTCCCGCAAATGGCGAGAATTTTTCAGGTTCACTATATACGGGAATGTTAACAATATCAAATATGGAATTATATACGGAACCTGGATATATATATGACTTCAATATTCTTGCCGATGTAAAGTTCACACAGGATAATATAAATGATTTTAGTAACAATTATGATTTTAGTTATGGAGTAAAGTTTAACATGACAGAAG